CACATTGGGCGCTGACGCTTCAACTGCGGGGGAGCCCACCTCCCCACAGGGCAGCCCGAAATACATACGCCGCTGCGTAGAATCGTTCAGTGCCCAAATCTTGGTGGCCGCATCGAGCACGATATCTGTCCATCCAAATTGATTGACTCCCGGTACTTGAATCTCCTGTGATATCTTCCATGGCTGATCTCCTCCAAACATTCTAACGCCCGTCTGCGAGGCCCAGCACATCCACTGCTCGCCGCCTGCCCCGGTATCATCGTCGGCCTGCGATACGGTGAGCCCGAAGGTGGACATCGAGCCGCACATGGTCCCCACTTCGGTGGTGGTCCACCCTGCGGGTTCCGTTGTGCCGTTATTGACGGTTGAATGGAGCCGCCCCGCAGGATCGCGCGTAAGCATGTAGAGAGTGCCGCGAATCACGGCAATGTTCATGATCTTGTGCGTGTCCTCGACGGGACCAAATTTCCCACTTATCCCATCGAAGCCTTCCGGGTTATCAACATAGGAACCGAACAATACCCTATCCAGGTATGGGTTCTCCGTAAAGATGATGCTCATCTCATCGAGCAGCCCGCCGCCGGTCCCGTTAAGGGTTAGCTTCATGTCAGGCGGGATCGTAACGGGCATAGGCGTATCGAATCTGGCTTCCTGCCAGTTCCCCACGTTGCTGTTACCTACGATGATGGCCACGGAAGAGAACCCCGTATTGGCGCTGAATATCTCCAGCCGCGCCGCTGCGCCTACGCCCTTGATCCACGCGCGGAAGGTGTACTTGGCGTTCGGCGTGACGATTGGGCCACCATAGGCGTCTAGATACGCCGTCTGCGTTAACCCTCCGCCACCAGAGAACTGCCAGCCGCGCCCGAAGTGCCCCGCCGCGATAGCCCCACCAGGGCCGGGACCGCCCGCCACCCAGCCCGTGGGAATCGTGGGCGTAGAAGGGAACGCTCCGCTATCGAAACTCATCCCCTGCAAGTTCTGGATGCGGTTGCGGCTCCCGTAGGTGATGAGGCGCGAGCCATAGAAGCCGAAGCCCAGCGCGCTATCGAGGATCATCTGCGACGGCAGGTCGTTCCCAATAATGTTGATTGCGAGGCCAGCAAATAGAGTAGGATCGCCAAAATCAAGGCGAACGGATGTCGTAGTGTTGTCATTGATCTGCGTAGCGGTCGATACCTGCTGCCCGTTGATAATCGCTGGATTGGGGATATAGAAGAAATCCGAACCATCCGCCCCGGTGAACGCCAGAATGCGCGCCACGATGTTGGGCGGGCCGATGGGGATGTTCGATACGTCGAGGTACTGATCCCCGTTGGCGATGAACTTCACGGGCGGGCTCGGAATCGTGGTGTATCCCTGCCGCGTCAGGTAGATTACCTGCATCTGATGGTTGCCGGGAGCAACCTGCCCCAGCGGGGTCACCGTTCCGGGAAACGTCGTGTTGAAATCGTCGGGCCCGTACTGCTGGTATTGGAACGTAGTGGGGTTGATGATGTTCGACACGTAGAACGTTCCATCCCACGGGAAAAAGACCGCCCCCGAAGTCCAGGTGCCGTTGGAGTAGGATACGCGGATCTGGAATACATCAGGGGCGGGCGCAGACGTTACCTCGAACTGCTGCGAAGCGAAGGGCCAGTTGATGCTTACCGTTCCAGCAGCCCCTATCGTCACATCGGTATCGTTCTGGACGGCGGTAAACGTGGAAACGGTAGGAACAGAGGCTACCGTGAAGACTACTCCATCGAAAGAGGCGTCCCCGGTTCCGTTGATTACGACGCTTGCTCCGGGCTGGAGCAGGTGCGGCGTAGCCGTCGAAAATACCACGATCCCGCCAGCCCTGATGATGGACTGGATATTCGCTACCAGTTCGGGGCCGGGGGATTGGATGATAACGAACTCGCCAGGAGAGAATACGCGCCCGCCCGTAGGGGAACTCGATAGCGTTACCGTCGCCACGCCGGGGTTATTGTCGTTGTCAATCACCAGCGTATCGATGAATTGCTCGGGCGCGGGAGAAACGCCGAGGATCTTGGCGCGGTAGCCTACCTTGAGATTGTGCGGCGTGGCCGTATACGCCGTCACCAAATTGTTCAGCCGGTACATATAGTTCCCGGCCACGATGGTGAGATTCGATGGTGCTATCGGCGTGCTGATGATATCGGGCGGCGCTCCGGGGCCATCCTGCGTTACTCGGTCGAGGTTGGTTCCATCGTACTGAAGGGGAACTTCCTGTCCGTGGAGCCCATCAGAGATTGCAATATATTCTCTTCCAAATGCCGTAGTAGATTTTGCGTACAGTCCTGGCGTAGTTGTTCCAAGGACTGTCGGTGGACCCGACCCGTTCTCCAAGTACAGGGTTCCGTCGCTTGCGAGGTAGAGATTCCTGACGAAGTTAAGCGGGTCCGTGTAGCTCTTGCCATACGTGAATGTTACCGTACCTACGGCAGCGTCGAAGATACGGGCGAAGCCGGGGCGTGCGCCCACCTTGCCGGGATTGAAGACTACTTCCTGATTGTCCGGGGACGCCCCTTCGGGCACGTTCATGGGCGGAACTTCGGTAACTAGCCCGCCCCAGTTGGTCAGGGCTACCTGTACACGGGTGTCCTTGCTGACGCTGCCCTGAACATTGAACGCCATCGCATCGAGCTATACGAAGCTGGGAAAGCAAGCCTCAAAGCGAATATCAGTTCCGGTGGTCAATGCGGCGGGATAGGCCGAAGCATCGACAATCGGCAACCCGGTAGCGATGCTGATGACGATGAGAACGCCATTAGCCTGCGTAGTCCCATAGCCGTAGATGAAGGAGTAGGCTATGGGAGCCGCAGGGGACACGGGACGCTGGAAGATGCGCACCCACAGGGGAACTTGCTGGCTCTTGATCTTATCGAACCCAGCGAAACTCAGCGTATCGCCATTGGCGGGGGAATGGTTCCCATAGTTCCCGGTGAGCGTAAGCGAACCACTGACAAGTTCGGTGGATTGGGTGAAGTCGATACCAGATCCGGGATCGGAGGCGACGACGCTGTTGATGGTGACTGCTACGGCCATATTATTCTCCTTTTCTAATTCCAGGAGCCGTAATTCTGGCCCCCACCGCCCTGCGCTCCTTCGAGCCTTCCGCTACGCGAGAGCCTACGCACGTTGGTACGCAGCCTTTGCCTCACGTCACGATTCTTGATTAGATCCGCCGCCGCTTCCGCCCCTTGCGTAAACGCCATCGCGTCCAGTTCCAGGTCGGGGCGCGACATGGCAATCTCGGCACAAATATAGAGCGATAACGCTTCCGAACACCGGACAATCTTGATCTCCTGCATGTACCACGGCAGAGCGTTCGTGCTCACGAAATCCGGCAGGTACATATCGAAGCGAAGGCGCAAGTCGATGGGCTGATTGAACCCCGTGAAGTAGATCGCATCGCCGCGCCATTCCGCCGTCTGCGTGTAAGGCGTAGCCGGGATAGACGGCATCCCATCCATCCACAGGCAAATCGGACTAAACTCTGCATTTTGCCCCGTCACGCGCTGCCACAAACGCAACGGCTGAATCAGGTTCTCGGGCAGGACGATGGCGGTATCGAGCGTGGTCCCGTTGTTGTATCCGGTCCAATCAAGAAACGGCTGAATGGATGGATCTTGGTCGATCTTGGGCCCGAGGTTCGTCAGCGTGGTTTCATCGGTGAACCGGATGTAGCCCATGTTCCACAGGCGGGTCTGCATCTTGCGCCATGCGTTGTTAAGGCACTGATGCATGTACGCCTGATTGGTGACGACGATATCCTTCGTGGGATTGCTCGTCTGTGAGTTTAGGCGCGTCTTCACCGCGTTGATGACGGTGTTTACGATGTCGTAGTGCGTGGCCCCGGTGGATGCCGGAATAGCCGGGATGACCCATTCGGACCGCAGGCTATCGTTCTGCTGTTCCCGCTGGACTAGCTTGAGCGCCGCCGCCTCAGCCTTGGCGTCGATGGCTGCACCATCCATGTCTCCGCGCCCATTGGCGAACTCAGAGAGGATGTACCACGCGAGAGCATCCTGTGCCCGCATGATCGGAACGGGCTGGTTGTACCATGCCGTGGTCCCATCGTCTGCGAAATCCGGTAGGAACGACGCATAGCGAAGCTCGAAGTCCATGATGCTCGTCGAGCCGGGGAAGATGATATTGTCATCATCCCAAGCCCAATCCATATTGCGCGCCTGCTTGATCCCGCCGGTGAGCCCATTGGTGAAGTACTCCATGGGCGTGAACTCGGCGTTGATTCCAGCCTGCCCATGAACTCGCTCCTTGAGGCGCAGAGGGGTCGTCAAATCCTGCGGGAGAACCGGCAACGGCTGAAGTGTGACGCCATCAAAGTAGCCGTCCCAGTCGATGAAGCAGAAGATGCCAGGATCGGTAACGGCCACAGGTGAAATGCTGTTGAGGTTCACCGTGTTGATTAGGCGCGAGTAGTTCTGCGATACCAGGAAATCCTGCATCCTCTGCCAGCCAGCATTTACTGCCGTGCGCGTAAAGACCTGCTGTGCGCCGATCACTTCGCCGCCGATCTGGTTTACCGGCGCTCCGCCCGCCTGCTTCATGGCGTCATTAGCCCGAACGATAGCCACGTTCAGGCAATCCATGACGATTGGGTAGGGCGCTGCCATGTTAGGCGGTCAGCTTCTCGTAGAGTTCCTTGTTCACGATCTCTTTGCAGTTCGGGCACTTCGCCAGATTCGGCTTCATCGGCTCACCGCAGAACTTGCAATCCACGTTGTTCGAGGTATTGGCTACGGCCTGACCCAGCCACGGGCATTCCGCCACGGTCTTTTTGAGCATCCGCGCCGCTTGGTAATGCCGTTCCCGGATGGTCTTGTCCACCTCGGATGGACCTTGCGCCATGGCGCGATTGGCTTCCGTGATGAGCAGATTCAGTTCGCCCACGCGCAGCGCTTCCCAGGCCTTCGATACTTCGGACTTGGTGGG